CTGGTAGATCTCATCCAGAATAGGAAGATAGCTGGATGCAAGGCCAATGCTATTGACTACAGGGGGCTGAACAGTAGTTGCCATTTTTTAGTTCTCCTTTACTTAATTTTAATTGGTGGAAGTCCCCAAGCTGCACGCATTTTATTCTGCGCTTCAACTTCAGCGACTTTCGATGTCGGAGGCGATCCAGATGTAATGGTGGGCTGCTTGTTGAGAGCCGCCGCCTCAAGTTCCTTCTGTTTCGCTTCCAGAAATGCTTGCTGACAGGCGAAGATCTCAGACGTATTACCATCTGCCATCGCTTCAGCAGCCTTTTGCGCAAGCTCTGCGCTATAACCTAGAGCGAGACACTGAGCGACATATCCGCTCACCGACTTGTCTCTGCGAAGGGATTTAAGCTCTTCTTCGACAGCTTTTTCTCTCTCCGCTCTCTCTGCCTCGGCTCTCTCCGCTTCGGTCTGCTTCTCGCGAAACTGTCGTTTCCATTCTGCGGCCTGTGAGTTTGCCTTGCTGAGAGATTCCTTGAGGTTCTTGACCTCTTCGCTGTTGTCTTTCGGAGTAGGAACATCGAATTCATACCCTTCCAGAGCTTTCAGTTTGTCCTCTGCGGACATGTTCTCGTACCCATCGATTTTCGTTACATCGATCTTCATGTCTCATTCTCCTTTGCGTTTTTTAGTCTTCACTGACATAGTTTGCGATTAAGGTCTTCCCTGACCATATATGCGTTTGATAACCCAGTTCACTCTGGGATTTTATCTATAAGTTAGATAACACAAACAATTAACATCCTCTTCCGCGATTCCCCATTGACCAGGAAATTGGGTCTTGCCGCCTCGGAAGGAATAGAACTCTCCGTCAATCGGAGCGGACACACCGTTGAGATAGCGATGTGTGTCTCTACTGGTGTCAAGCATCAGGCAATGCCAGACCTTCTGCGTAGCACCGGCAGCAACCGCAGTTCGATATGCCGCCTCATTGGAATCCCTGTGAGATTCCGTCTCAGCAATCCTGATGATGTCACCGATTGTGCCGTTATTCTCGGCGTATTCGTGGACTCTCTCACGCCAAGTCTTCCCAGCAATCTCTTTATCCACCGTCTCCTCTACTTCACTCAGAGAGGGCATGATGGACGCACTAAGGGCATCATTTGTATCGGCTACACCATTTGCATATGCCAAGAGGAAGAGATCTAGCATTTCGTCTATGATATCTTCCTCATCTTCTTTGGAACGAATGTGACCGGCCTCGTCAAAGTGGATAGCGACCTGTTCTTTGAACGTATTCAGTTCATCGAACGGCATCACGTTATTCACGCCGCACCACCAGTTTCGTTCTCACCGTTATCGGCATCGTCCTCTACGATCTCAGCCTCACCCTTGGAAGCATTCTCTTCCTCTGTGAGATTACCGTCCGCTTCAGCCTGTTTCTCTTCCTCGGCCTTTGCGTCAGGATCTCCCCAGACCATCTTGAGATACTTATCGGACATCTTCATGTCCTTCACAGGATCATTGGAGATACCGGACTTCGCCGCAGCCAGTTCAGGATGCATACCGGCAGCAAGAAGCGTATTGAACGCCTGGGCTTTGCTCTGGACATTCGCAGTCTCGTTAGAGACAATCTCAAGCTCAAAGTCATTAACGTCGATATCAAGAAGATTCTTGCGGCTCAAAATCTCCACAACAATCTCATCAAACTGACGATTGGACTTCTTGAAAAGGTCGATAGTGTTTCGCTTTGCGCAGTCCGCTTGATACCAACCAAAGTTCGCCAGCACCGCAGCACCCGTGGTGTCATAAGTGGTGGATCCATTGGATCTACTCGGCATAGCGCAGATGCGGAGATACTGATCATACAGCCGGTCAACCAAAACTTTTGTCTGGGTCTGGTCGAGCTGCTCAGAAAGCACTTTGAAATCCGCTTTATTCTCACCAACAGACCGGAGCGAAATCATACCAGCTTTCCGAATATCTGTAATGGTCGTATCCTCCGGGAACTCGCAGTTCACCGCAATTGCCAAGCTCTGTATAAACTGCTCGATGCCGTCACAGGCATTGGAAACAATGTTGTTAATCTCATCCAGAATAGGAATACCGGCCTCAAAGCATCCCTGGTTGATAGTGTTGTACCGATACTCGATAATTGGAATCTTCCCAAGCACATTCGGTTCCACGCTATCCAAGGAGTTTGCCGTAACAATATAATTATTGTTCTTCTCGGTGGTAATCATCTTTCCGACCACAGAACCAGAAAGATGGAATACAGACTGCTCCGTGAACACATCGAACTTTGCTGTTCCATCCACCGTGACAAAGTTGACACCCATGATGGACTTGTTACCTGGTCTAAGGGAATACACCGTAAACGCGCTACGAGGATCGAGAGCATAGGCTTTGAAAGGAACCTTGTCATCATCATTCGGTTCTACATAGCACACACCCTTGCCAACCGTATGGAACCAGTCTGCAATCGTGTTATCCGCATCCTGTTTACCAGAGACATACAGAAACTCGTTCAGTTTCTTGAGCTTACCCTGAACACCCCTACGCCTCGCCTGATAATAGGCAGCCTGGGTCAGAAAATACCCATTCTTGAAATCAACCGTCTCGGCAGCGTGATTCTCCTGCACCTTATTAAGGATGTCATCCCTGACCTCCTTCGTCCGGTTGAGAATCGGCTGAACGCCTCTGCGATACCAGTAAAGAAACTCTTCCTGAAGCATGTTCCCAACGTGATACACCAGTGCGGAGTTAAGCTCCTCCATCACGTTCTTTTCGGTGATCTCGTCGAAGGTCGAGAAAATATCCAACCGTCCGAACATGTCATTCATGATTACGGGGCTGGTAGTGCCACTATTCACATTTTTGTTCTCACATGCCATAATCATGCCCCTTAAACGAAAATAGGACTAAGCTGTCGCGATCTCTGCAACAACTCAGTCCTAATTGACTCTTCTCACAGCCTAATTACTGCGAGGCTCGTTATTTTTCTTTGTAAACCATCCGTCTGCCATTCTCGATCACGAGCCACTTCCCGTGTTCCTGCTTGACGATGGCCTCCTTGCCCGTGCGGACAATCGCCGCAATAGCATCCAGAACCTCTTTAGGCATATCTCGTTTTCCTTATCTATGAAGTATTTTCATATCTACATGAGATTTTATCATATATCTTTGTAAAAGTCAATGGTTTTTGCTGAAAAAACGGTAAAAAACGGTTTAGAACGGCCTTTTCAGGATCATAGCAATGTTCGTCCGGTTCGTGAGCTGCCAATCGATGAAAAGACTAATACAGTCCGGTACGTCATCGTTCTTGTTCTTGCCCATCATGGTATAGGTAGTGAGCTGGGTCATGGCAGTCTGGTACTCTTTCGTGCGCTTTCCCTCTGCCCGGAAAACGATATGGGACTTTGCGGTTCCGCTGTTGGTCTGAATCCTGGCTTCCTTGTTGCTCTGAGTCCACTTGGTGTTGATGTGCGTCATTCCACCAAGATCCTTGATGCGGCCCTCTACATTCTGAGCGAAGAGCATACCACCACGGTTGGATTCTATGCGGCACTCACGCACCTTCTTATCAACCAAGAGCTGTGCCACCCGCTCTTCCAGCACTTCGACCTTTCCATTATCGCATATGACCGTGTCCATATAGAAGTCAGGCCCATACTGATAGAAGATCGGACACACGCAGAAGTCAGATCCTTGTTCCTTCGTATCGCAGATCGCCAGGATGGTATCAGGATCCTTGTCAGGAAGCTCATAGTAGTACCGCAGTTCGTCAGGAGCATAGAGCAGACCTTCCCGCTCAATCGGTTCATTCATGAACAACGCTCTCCAAGAGGCATCATCCATGATATCCCGCTGCTTATGGAGATCTTCCGTAGTGTAACCCAAACCATACGGATAGTTGAAATTGGACTCATCGTTCTCGTCAAGTGCAGGGCAAGTGATGAACCGGGCATACTCATCTCCTGCATATTCCAACTCCAACCGACCAAGGACATCATTTACAGACCAGCGAGTAGCTATGTGAAGCTCCTTGCACCTGTCACCGATCTTTCTCTGCCGAAGGTCGGTGTAATACTGCTGCCAGAGCTTATCCATGCGATCCCGGCTGAGAGCTGCCTCAATGCCGTCCACCAAGTCATCACAGTACAACAGATTCATCGCACGGACACGGCCGGCCAGGGACGCACCAAGAGTGCCGAACTCCAAGGTCATGAATCGCTTCGACTCCTTCTTATTATGCCCGAAGTCTATCATGCGCATTCTCGCGCTTTGGTTGATCACTCGGACGCTCGGGAAAACGTCCTTCCACCGATACTCCCCAAGCGGATCAACAATTCTCAGCATTTCGCTGTACATACCATCCACAAAAGGATAAGAGTGAGAACCAATGAGGTTCGACAACTCAGGATGAAGCCCACACTCCCACGCCAGAAAGAACTCTGCCAGCGTGGTTTTACCAGAACCAGGAGGCATCGAAATTCCCAACAGATACAGTTTCCCATCTTCTAGGTCTTGCAGTGCCTCTGCCAGAGGAAGAAGCTGCTTCCTCCGCGGCATATAGAACTTCTTCTCCGGTTCCCTGTCCTTCTCGATGTAAATACAAAAGCTATCAAACACATACGGAGCATCAAACAGGTGGCAACTATAATAAAGGTCAAGTGCCTCTTGCCCACCGCCTCGCTTGATCAGCGAATTTGCCGCGCCCCTGATTCTCCGTGCGAGGGCATGGGCCTTGGCGAAATTGTCCGAATCCGGGACTACATCCGCTATCTGCCC